CGATCCCCATTGAGGCGGCCGAGCGGCTGCGTGAGCAGTGGGAGCGGATGCACCGTGGCGCTGACCGGGCCTTTCGTACGGCCATCCTGCCCAACGGCGTAAAGGCCCACGAGCTTACGGGCAGCAACGAGGCGGCCCAGTACCTCGAGACGCGGCAATATCAGGTCATTGAGATTTGCCGGGCGTTTCGCGTTCCTCCACACATGATCCAGAGCCTGGAACGCAGTACATACAGCAACATTGAGGTGCAGGGCACGGAGTTTGTGCAGCACTGCCTGCTGCCGCACCTGAAGCGGTGGGAAGCCGCCATCAGCCGCGACCTGATTGGGGATGACGAGCGGTACTTCGCGGAGCACAGCGTGTCGGGCCTGCTGCGTGGTGACCACGCCAGCCGCTCGGCCTACTACGTCTCGGCCCTGCAGAACGGGTGGATGACCGTCAACGAGGTGCGAGAGCTGGAGAACCTCAACCCGATTGGACCCGAGGGCGACCAGCACTTCGTGCCGCTAAACATGACGCAGCTCGACACGCCCGAAGATGCCTCGCCTTCCGAAAGCGTGGACGACCAAGACGCCGACATGCCAGAAGAGCAAGCGACCGACCCCGCCGGTGATGTTGCCCCTGTGGCCGACCTGCAACAGCAGGCGCTGAACGGTGCGCAGGTTTCTTCACTGCTGGAAATCCTGGCGAACCTGTCCTCCGGTCTGCTTACCACAGATGGCGCAAAGGCGTTGATCTCTGGTGCGTTCCCGACCATTCCGGCGGAAACCGTCAACAGCATCATTGCGGGCGTCAACGAAGGCGTCCAGCCAATCGAATCGCAACCCGTAGGAGACAGCGGCAATGGACCTTGAGCGACGGTGTCTGGACTTTGACGAGGTGCCCGAGGCCGAGCTGACCATTGAGAAGCGGTCCGATGGCCGCGAGGTCATCACCGGCTATGCCGCCGTCTACAACCAGTTCAGCCTGCCGCTACGGGAAGGCGGCTCGGCGTTCCGCGAGATCATTCGCCCCGGTGCGTTTGATAAAGTTCTGCGTCGCGCCCGTGGTAAGCAGGACGTGGTGGCGCTGCTCAACCACGACAGCAACCTCATCCTGGGCCGCACGTCCTCTGGCACGCTTGAGCTGTCGAGCGACGACAAGGGGCTGCGGTACACCGTGACGCCGCCCGATACCCAGGTGGGTCGGGACACTCTCAGCCTCATTCGTCGTCGGGATTTGCGGGGCAGCTCGTTCGCGTTCGCGGTGGACGAGAGCAAGGGGGCCAACTGGTCGAGCGACGACCAGGGGGCCATTAGGGAGATCCGCGAGGTGAGCCTGTTGGCCGACGTGTCGGTCGTGCTGACCCCGGCCTATCCGGCCAGCAGCGTGGCCGTGGCTCAGCGGTCGTACGAGGCGTGGCTTGCCAGCCAGGAGACAACGGAGGAGCCGGCGGCCCCGCTTGCCGAGCGTTCGGCCCTGCGGGGCGTCGCCCAGGCGTGGGCCGCTCTCCTGCGACTCAAGAACGTATGAGCGAACAACCACGCTGCACGTGCGGTGAACGGCTCCGCACCCGGTCCAGCCGTCCCGTTGGGGACGAGCGGCAGCGGTACATGCGATGCCCGCGGTGCGGGGCGCGTGCGGTGGCGTTTGTGAAAACAACACATTCCGAAGTGCGTTACTGCAAGGCACCCCAGGTGCGTTCCTAGGTTGAACCCAGACGGCAATCACGCCTCTGGAGACAACGCTCATGGATCGCCTTTCCGCCCTTCGTTCCGAAGCCGCCGACGTTGCCGAGCGCATCGAGACGCTTTCGGCCCTCGAGTCCGACAACAAGTCGGACATCGACGCCCGCAACCTCGAGCTGTCGGGCCTGACCGACAAGGCCAAGGATCTGGCCGGCAAGATCGAGTTTGAGCAGAAGGTGGCCGACTCGGCCCTGGCCCTGCGGGCGGTCGCCGACCGCTGCAAGCCGGCCCCCGAGGTCGTGCGTGACGATGCGGCCCGCATTGAGCCCGTGTCCTACCGTGGCCGCCTGAAGGCGTTCAGCAACGACGAACAGGGCCGGCGTGACGCCTACTCGTTCGGCAAGTGGCTGCAGGGCTACGTGCACGGCGATGCCGATGCCAAGCGGTGGTGCCACGACCACGGCGTTGAGAGCCGGGCGCTCGGCGAGTCGGTCAACTCGGCCGGCGGTGTGTTCGTGCCCGAGATTGCCAGTGGTCAGGTGGTGCGATTAGTCGAAGAATTCTCCGTGTGGCCTGCGGCCATGCAGCTCGTCCAGATGCCCAGCGACACCGTGACGGCCGTGAAGCGGCTCACCGGCGTGACGGCCAACTGGACCGGCGAAAGCTCCGAGATCCTGACCAGCGACCCGTCTGCCACCGACATCCGGCTCGTGGCCAAAAAGCTCACGGTTGGCACCCGCGTCAGCAACGAACTGCTGGCCGATGCCGCGGCCGTCGGTGACTGGGTGATCGCTGAGTTCGCCACGGCCATCGGCGAGAAGCTGGACCAGGCGGCGGTGAACGGTGACGGCACCAACGCCTACGGCGGCGTCTACGGTATCGCCAACAAGATCCTGACGGCGGCTGGCTCGTTCCACAAGCCGGCCTCGGCTCGGGATGCGTTTGACGAGTTCACGGTCAACGACTTCCTCTCGGTCGTGGCCCTGCTTCCGACCTACGTGACGAGCCCCCGCTGGTACATCTCCAGCGCCGGTTTCGCCAACTCGATGCAGCGGCTCGACCTTGGTGCCCTTGGCCGGCCGAGCTTTGAGAACGGCACCGGGTTCAGCTTCCTTGGCTACCCTGTGACGATCACCAACGTCCTTCCGCGGTCGGGCAACCTCGACGAGAAGGTTTCGGTGCTCTTCGGCGACGCCAGCCTGGCCGGCATGTACGGCATCCGGTCGGCCTTCGCCACGAAGATCAGCACCGAGCGGTATGTCGAGCTGGACCAGACCCTTTACATCGGGGTGGCCCGCGCGGACATGGTCTGGCACTCGGTCGGCTCGGCCACTGAGGCCGGCCCGATGGTGGCTCTTGTCGGCAACACCTGATATCTGACCCTCTAGGAGAACCTGAAGACATGAACCACCTCGAGAGCACCAAGACCGTTGCCAGCATCGGCACGGCCGACACGGCGACCGGAGCGACGTTCAGCCACGTCATCGACACGCTGGGTTACGACTACGCCAGCGTGGACGTTGTGCTCGAGGCCAATGCGGCCTCGACCGACGCGATGGCCCGGGCCCTGGTCCTGCAGCAGAGCGACACGGATGTTTCGTCGAACTACGCCAATATCACCTCCTACGTGGGCGGTGGGGCTGGCGGGTTCACGATCCCCACCACGTCGCTGTCGAGTGCCAGCAACGTGGCGCGGTTCAACGTGGATATGCGTGGCAAGCGGCGTTACCTGCGGGTCCAGGCGACTCCCCAGGCGGCCAGCGTGGTCTGCTCGGTCGTGCGGCTGGGTAAGGCCGAGGTTGGCCCCGTGGCGGCCTCTGAGGTCGGCGTGGGCGTCGTGGTCAGCGGCTGACGCTTGACACAGTACCGAAAGTGAACGGCTGGCAGGGCACACGCCTTGCCAGCCGTTTCGCTTTTGGAGACTCCATGAAAATCACGGTTGGCAACAGTGAGGTGGACGTGCGGGTCGAGGCGTGCCTGTCGATGCCTAGGCTGTCGTTTACGGCCAACACCTTCGCCTGGGTGCAGGCCCTTATGCCGCTCAACATCCGGCCCACAATGGGCACGGGCGTGTTCTGGGACCAGGTGCATACCAGGGTGTGGGAAGGCTTCATAGACAAGTGTGAATATCTGCTGCTTATCGACTACGACTCCTTCTTCTCCCAGGCCGACATTGAGCACCTCTTCGCCCTAGCCCTGACATTCCAGTGCGACGCCCTGGCCCCGCTGCAGACCAAGCGGGAGGACGGCCGCCCGATGCTCACGCTTAAGGGCAACCTCGACAATCCGCCTGAGGGTGGCAGCACATCAGTGCCGCGCGAGTGGTTTGCCTCGCCGGTCCAGGAGGTAGACACCGCCCATTTCGGCTGCACGATCCTGAGCACGGCCGCGCTGAAGCGGTGCACGAAGCCGTGGTTTTGGAGCAAGCCAGCTCCTGATGGCACCTGGGGCGACGGCCGGCGGGACCCTGACATCTGGTTTTGGTCAAACTGGCGGGAAAGCGGCAACAAGGTTTTTGTGACGCCACGGGTCACGATTGGCCACGGCGAGTACATGGTGACGTGGCCGGGTAAGGATTTGCAGAAGCCTGTTTTCCAGTGGACTTCGGAATACACCAAGACGATGACGCCGCCAGAAACTGCATGGAGAGCCCCGGAATGAAGAAGATACGTCTAGTGCGTCCGTTCCGGTCGTACAACAAGGGCGCGGTGCTGGACGTACCCGGCGGCCAGGCCCACGAGATGATTCTGGCCGGCTACGCCGTATTGGAGACGCAGCAGGAGCTGCTCGACACCGCGGCCGTCGAGCCCGAGGTAAGGACCGCCGACGCCACGCCGAAGAAGCGGAGCCGCAAGCAGTGAAGTACCGCAGCCTCGTACGTGCGACCCAGCCGGCCGTCGAGCCCGTGACGCTTTCCGAGGCCAAGGCCCATCTGCGGGTAGACGTGTCGGATGACGACTCGCTCATCTCGGCCATCGTCAAGGCCGCCCGTGAGTTTGTGGAGGAGTACCTCGACCGGTCGCTGGTCCACACGCAGTGGACGCTACGCACCGACGCCTTCCCGCGGGAGTTTGAGCTGCCGCGGCCGCCGATGGCACAGGCTGGCACGACTACGGCCACGGTGGTGACGTACACGCTCGAGACGCAGCAGACGGCCACGCTTAGCACGGCCGAGTACCGGGTGGACCGGGCGGCCACGCCGGGCGTCATCCGCACGACGTACGCCGGCACCTGGCCGGGCCACCTCTATGACGAGAACGCCGTGAGCGTGACGTGGTGGGGTGGCTACGGGGCCGATGGCACCAGCGTGCCGGCCGCGATCCGCTCGGCCATTCTCATGATGGTCTCGCACCTGTACGAGCACAGGACCGCCGTGGCCCCGTCGATGGCCGAGGTGCCGCTGGGCGTCAAGGCCCTGCTCGACACGCACCGCTGGGGGAGCTACCGCTAATGGCGATTAACGGCCGCATCAACGTAGACGTGCTGTTCCACGACACGGACGGCACCACGTCGCTCAAGGTGGTGAGCCTGGAGGGCTCCACTGAGCTCACGACGGGCCAAGTGGCAATCGTGACGGGGACGTGCGGGACGGCGGCAGTCGCGATCTCTATTCAGCCCAGTGCGTACAAAGACGCCAGCGGAAACTTGGTGTCGTTTAGTAGCGTGGAAAGAGTTGTGTTCCTTTCGAGCCGAAACTGCTTGGTAGAGGAAACCGATACGCAATCGCAAGTCGCAAGATCGCTCGGCCGGGTAAGTGTTGGCGATTGCTCGCCATCGGCTCAGCAAATCTTTAATATCGCCCCACAGTATTCCGCCGGCACCGCCTCCTACACCCTGGTCCTCTATGGCACTTGACCCCGGCAAACTCCGCGAGCGGGTGACGATCCAGCAGGCGACCGAGCGACGCAACTCGCTCGGTGAGACCACGCTGGAGTGGGCGACGTTTGCCGAGCGGTGGGCCAGCGTGGAGGGCGTGACGGCTCGCGAGGCGCTGGGCCTCGGGCAGCTCGAGGTCAGCATCACGCACCGCGTGCGGCTTCGCTACGTGACGGGCCTGACGCAGCAGATGCGGCTCCAGTGGCGTGGCCGCACGCTCGAGGTAGTGAGCCTGCTCGAGCACAACAACCGCAGCGAGCACGAGCTGATCTGCCAGGAGACGGCGTAATGGCCAACATCTACGCCGGCCGCCAGGTCGTGACGCTGGCGCTTGGCACCGGCAAAAAGGCCAAGTCGCTCTTGGCTGCCGAGCCGCTCAAGGAAGTCACGGACGCCCTGCAGGCGTTGCCTGCCGACATCTCCACCAAGTACCAGCGGCGGGCGCTCAAGAAGGCAGCAGAGCCCGGCCTGCAGGCCCTGCGTCGAAATGTGGCGTCGTTAGGCGAGGTGACGGGCAACCTGCTGGCGGCTGTCACCAGCGTCAGCCGCGAGTACACCAACAACAAGCTGGGCCTGCCGGTGGGCGTGGTCGTAGTGGGCTTCCGCCGGCCGACCAACGCCAAGAGCCAGAAGATGGCCACGCCGGCCTTTGCGGGCGGCACGGTTATGAAGGGGCCGAATCGGGCCTACCACTCGCACTTGGTTGAGTACGGCACCCAGCGGCGGACGCCTGGCCGAACCCGCCGCACGAAGCGCCGCCGAGTGATCCTCGGCGGCCGGATCCGCACGCTGGCCCAGACGGTCAAGGACGCCCCTGCCAATAGCCGGGGCATCCTGTCGTCGTTCAAGTCGCGGGGTCCGTTCTTCGGAGGCGGCCGTGGCTTGTACCCGATGGACTTCATCGCCCAGGGCAGCGTCGGCCCGTCGCCTGCCCGCCGGCCGCTCCAGAAGGCCCTGGATTCGTCCCGGTCGCAGATGCGTTCCACGCTTGATGTCGAGATGCGAAAGGCCCTGCAGAAGGCCGTGCGTGAGTTTCAGCGACAGACCGGCGGCACAGGAGGCATCTGATGCTGAAGAGCCCTGAGCAGGTGCTGAAGCACCGCATCGAAACGAGTCCCGTGCTGGCCCGGCTGCTCAGCTTCCGGGTGTACCCAATGCTCGCGCCGGTCTCGGCGGCCCTGCCGTTCTGTACGTACCAGAGGGCCATCATTGAGCGCAACCAGACGCTGTCCGTGCCTGTTGGTGTGCCGCGGGTAGCGGTCCAGATCGACACCTACGCGCTGACGTACGAACAGGGCCGGGAGGTCGTGGACGCCTTGCGCGCGGCTCTGGATGGGTGGAGCGGTTCTGCGTACGGTGTAGATGTGAAGCACGTGGCCCTCGAAAGCGAGCGGGACGGCTTCGTGCAACTGGACGGCAGCGAGCTGCCGCCGGTGTACCAGATCACCCAGACATTCGAAGTAGCCTGGCAGGAGACTTAACAGCACATGTCTACGTACGCAACCGGCGTCGGCTTCTCGTTTGCGGGCTCGACCTTTACCGTCACCAGCATCACGTACTCGCTGGGCAACACGGGCGGCGGGGCGGATCTCATCGACGCCAGTCACTTGGGCCTGACGACCGGCGCTAGCGTAATCTCGCTGGCTCGGCCTCTGCTGGGGACGCCTGGCGGCGACACCGGCAAGACGGTCTCGATTGAGTACATCGGTGCTGCGCCGGTTGCCCAGAACGCAACTGGCACGCTTGCCATCACCGGCCCGGTCGCCATCTCGGCCACGGCCACCTGCCAGAGCTCGAGCGTGACGCTGACGCTCAATGACATCGTGCGGGGCTCAGCCGAGTTCCAGCTGGCGTAGTCGGACCACGGGAGGCCACCGTGGCGACGTACTCAACCGGCATCACAGCCACGTTCGCCAGCACTCCGCTGGCCGAGATCACGGCGTTGTCGTGGAACTGGGGTAGCGGCATGCCCATTGGCCGCACCGTTGTGTTTCAGCCCGTGGTTGGCCAGGTCACGATTGAGACTATCGGCTCGACCAGCACCGGAATGTATGGCACTCGCGGAAACATGAGCATCACGGGCGGCGGCGTTTCCTTGACATGCACCGCAGTATGTACGGACATCGCCGTTACTGCGGAAGTAAACGGCATTGCACGGTACAGCCACACCTTTGACATTTTGGACAACTAGCCATGCCGCTGACCCGCGACCAGATCGACAAAGCGACCGACGCCAAGATCCTCACGGTGCCATGCCCTGAGTTGGGCGGTGACGTGTGCATCCGGCTCATGAGCGTGGGCGACCGCGACTCCTACGAGCTAAAGCTGCTCGAGGCGGAAGGCAAGGCAATCCCCGACTTTCGCTCTGAGTTGCTGGCACGCACGCTGTGCGACGACAAGGGCGAGCTGTTGTATCCGGGGCCTGAAGGCGTGGCCGCTCTCAAGCGTCGCAGCAGTGACGTGATGCACAAGCTGTGGCATGCGGCCCTGAAGCACAACGCGCTCACCGAGGAGGAAATCAAAAAGCTGGCGGGGGAATGAACGCCCGACCGACGCTGCAGTTCAAGATGCGTCTGGCCGGGCACCTCCACAAAACACTTGCTGAAATCGACCGCATGGACTCGCGAGAGTTCTCACTGTGGATTGCCTACAGCCGGTGGTTCCGCCCGCTTGACGACCCGTGGCTGCAGTCTGGCATGCAGATTTCCGCCACCCTGGCCCCGTACAGCAAACACAAGCCGCCGAGCCCCGAAGACTTTATTCCCGTGGACTCGCTGACACCGCAGCACCCGACGCAAGTAGTGGACAACCTCAAGGCCCTGGCCGCAGCACTGAAGCAGAGTACCAATGGCTAACGTAGCTGTAGGCTTTCAACTGACGGCGAATGCTGCGGGCATGGCCCAAGGCATCAACGCGGGCGTCGTAGAACTGCAGAAGCTCGGCCTGGCGGCCAAGCAGACGGCCGGAGACGTGCGGGTTCTGACGGGCCTGCAGCTGGGTACGGCGTTCGTCTCGGCCGTGCGGGCGGTGGCCACGTCGTTCACATCCTTTACAGCCGGGGCCTCGGCCAGCATCGACGCCACGAACAAGCTGAGCCGCTCGCTAGGAATCTCGTTTGGCGAGTTGCAGCGGCTGCAGCTGGCGGCGGATTTGTCCGGGGCCTCGAGCGAGACGCTGGCCAATGCGTTCACCAGGGCGCAGGTGACGATCACCAAGGCCAGCAAGGGCGGCCGGGAGGCTACGGCGGCCCTGCGGTCGCTCGGGCTGTCTATCGGCGAGCTATCAAGCCTCAGTTCTTCCCAGCAGTTTGAGCAGATCGCCACAGCGATTGCCGCCATCGACAACCCGGCCCAGCGGGCGGCAGCTGCGGTGTCGATCTTCGGCCGTTCTGGTGCACAACTCCTGCCAACCTTCCAAGAGCTGGCCGGAAACCTTGAGCGAGCCGAGGGTTTTTTCTCGGGGTTCAGGTCGCAGCTCACGGGCGACGACGCCAAGCGAGTCGAGGACATCAACGACGCTTTCACGGAAGTGCAGGCGGCGGTCACGCAGACCGCGGGGCTGGTGTTTTCCAAGCTGTCTCCTGCGTTGCTTTCAGGCGCTGCGACCGTGCGGACGTTCATTCAAAGCCTGAACGTCACTGAGGCCGCTAACGCTGCCAGAGAAGCACTGAGCCAGTTCGCCGCTATCGCGGCACTTCTGGCTGACGCACTTGGGCCGGCCTTGCAGCGGCCCCTGTTCGTTGTCGGCCAAGCGTTTTTGTTTATAAATCGGCAGCAGATTGCCGCTGCCGTCACGTCTGCTGCTAGAGCGTTTACTGCGGCGGCAACTGCCACAGGGTCTTACAGCATTGCCGCCGGCGCGGCTGCGGCTGCCACGAACGTGCTTGCTGCCTCTATTCGTGGCGCACTGATTGCCACAGGAATCGGTGCCGTTGCGGTCGTGTTTGGGCTTGCAGCCGAGGCTGCGTTGAAGTGGGCTTTTGCCACGAATGATGCAACAGCCGCTGTCGTGCAGCAGCAGCAAACTGTCCCGGCAGAAATCAAAAAGACGACGCAGGCGTTTCAAGAGGCCGGCACCGCCGCTCAAAACTTCGGGGCCAAGGTTCAGGCCGCGGTCAAGATCCCCAACCTGTCGATTGGCGACATCGCCCAAGACTCCATCAACCAGGCACAGTCGGCTATTGCCGGGCTGGCCAAGGAGTTGGGCGGCACGCTCAACCTGCCGAAAGAACTGGTGTCGGACTTTGTTGCGATCCAGAACCTAGCTGAGCGTGCAAACTCAGACCTGAAGAATCAGAACGTGTTGCTCGGCCAGCTGGTGGAGCAAAGCAACCGGTTCGCTGACTCCGTGAAGCAAGTCACCGAGCGACGGCAGGCCGACACCAAAGCAGCCCAAGAGGCGGCAGAGGCGACCCGCAAGGCGGCCGAGGATGCCCGCAAGCGCACGCAAGACTTGGCCTTTGAGGGCCTTGGCGGCGGCGAGCAATCTCGCATTAAGCTGGCCCAGGACTTGGTGGCGATTGACCGCGAGCGAGCCGCGGCCGAGCAAGCATTGCAGGCGGCCCGCAAGGCCGGCGACGCCGATGCACTGGCTGCCGCGAGAGACCGTCTGCGGCTTGTTGGCGACGCCGCAAAGACCGCCCGCGAGCAGGACCGCCAGCGGCAGCTCCAGGCCCTCGGCATCGACAACAGCCTGCTCAAGCCGGCCCAGACTATCGCGACGCAGTTTGAGGCACTACGAGGGGCGATTCGCCAGGGGCTGCTCAATCCGGACGAAATCAACGCCGCCGTCCAGAACATCGCCAAGGAAGCAATCGACGCCCGTAAGGAGATTGCCCGCGAGTTGAGCCGCCCGTCGCAGCAATCATTACGGGTGGCCGACATCCGCTCGAGCGAAGGCATTTCACAGTTCTTTGCCACGGGCCGCGAGGATCCTGCGGTTGGTCAGCGGCGCGAGCAGTTGGCTCGGCTGGTGGAGATTCGCCGTGAGCTGCAGAACTTGCGGGCCATGAACGTAGAGATCAGAGGCTAATCATGGCTGTCGTTGCATGGCGAGAGGTTTCCGGCCGCAGCCTGACGCATCGCTTTGGCGAGCCGCCGAGCGCTGACCGCAAGTTCATCGTCACGCTGGACAATCGCGCCCACAGTGTGTCCGAGGTTGCCAACACCATTGGCATTTTCCACGGCGCGCCGCACCCCGAGTACGGCTTCATCACCATGACCGAAGCGGTGATGACGGAGGGCAGCCCCACTCCGTACCACGCCGAAGTCACCTTTCGGTACGAGTTGCTTAGCCCGGACGAGCGCGACCCCAACCCGCTCGCTCGGCCCGACACGTGGTCTTTCTCGACCGGCGGCGCTGCTGTGCCGGCGTTGTTCTATTGGGACGGCAACGTACAAAAGCCGCTGGTCAACAGCGCTCTAGACTATTTCGAGGGGCTCAGTACCGAAGAAGGGGAATGCCGTGCCAGCATTAGCGGCAACCGCGCCACCTTTCCGCTGTCTACTGCTGTCGCCGTGACCAACTGCGTCAACAGCGGCGGGTATCTCGGCGCTCCGGCTCACCACTGGAAGTGCACTGGCATCAGCGGCCAGCAGCAGATCGAGATGGTGAACGACGCAGAGGTGCGGTACTGGTCCATCACGACTGAGCTCGTGTTTCGGCAGACCGGGTGGAACCTGCAACTGCCTGACGTTGGCTTCAACTTCCTCGACGGCGGCCAGAAGAAGCGGGCTTGGGTCGTGGATCCTGACAGCAACGAAAAGGTGCCGGCCGTAAACCCGGTGGCTCTCAACGCCAACGGCTCGCTGAAAGCGGCGGGCCAGCTGCCCGACATCCTGACCCGCCGCGTCAACCGAGAAGTCAACTTTAGTTCTTACTTTGGAAACCCGTCCTGGCTTTAGGTGAAACATGTCCGACGTGACGTACAACATCAGCGGCACCGTAAACAAAGGGGCGCTGCGAGACACCTTCAACGCTTCTGCCATTACTGCGGACATTGCGACGGCTGGCGTGCTGGCAGTGACGCTCGAGCTCGGCACGACCACCACTCAGATCACGACCACCACCATTGGTGCGTTGGGGCTGTGCTTCGCCAGGTCGCTGTCCACCGTGACGACGCACACCGTGAGCATCGGTCGCCTGGCTGGCACCACGCTGCACGACACGGTGCGGCTCAAGGCCGGTGAGGCTGCGGTCCTGCGTCTTGCGCCGGGGGACTACGCCGCGCGGGCCGCCGTGGCCGGCACCCGGGCGGTACTCACCATCTACGAGGATTGACTGTGGCCGACCGCGTCACCTTCACGCCCGGCTCGGCCGAGCGCATCGCCAAGGTGGTGCGGATCGTCGAAGCCGGCAACCGGGACACGGCTGGGCTGCCAACTTCGCCGCGGCTCGGTGGCAGCAGCGGCAAGGTGTTTCGTATCTGCACGTTCTCCGGTTCGTGGAGCATCAACTCCGCGAAGACCGTGACGTTCAAAAACCAGACGACTACTCCCAATACCGCATCCGCGACCAACCTGTTTTGGCCAATCCCGGAAGGCCCGTCTCGCGATTGTGCAATCGCCAAGGAAGGCACGGCGTGGTATCTGCTGGTGCCGCAGATGCACGCGGCTGACTTTGCAACTTCCGCCACGATCACCACGGCGGCCATTGAGTTTAAGACTCTGCCGGGCGTCGCGCTGGCGACCAGCAGCACGGTCGTGTTCACCATCGACATCGCTACCTGCGCGACCACATGAGCAGCATCACGATTGAAAATGGCAAGATCGTCGTGCGTGACGGCAAGGTCGGCACGGAGCAGGCGTGTTGCTGTGGCTGCCCGCAGGGCTGCGAGTGCTTGTCGGCTTTAGTGTGCGCACGCGGAGCGTCTGGCCTGACTGACGAAGATGGAAACTTTTTGACGCAGGAAGACTATCAGGAGCTTGCTGACGAATGGCTGGCCTACACGCTGGCTTGGATGGAGGCCAATAACATTCTCAGCGCTATCGAAGACGCAGGTTATGAGGCGGTTGTGATTAGCAACCAGGGCGCGGATTCTACTCCGTTTGGCTGGACCGCCAACGTAAACATCTCATACCGCTGCTGCGGCGAAATCGACACAGAGGCTGAGCCGATTGTGATCTATGACGACGACACTGCCGCTGAACCATGGGACGAACCGGCGGTCCCCTCCGGCATAGGCGGCGGTGATATCTGCCCCGGCTCTTTCGGCGGAGGCGGTTATTTTGAACTCCCACCCTGCAACCCGCTGCCATGATCCGCTGCCGCCTGCACCACCTTGAGGCCCGCTGCCGTCAGCGTGGCTACACGCTCGACGAAGTCAGGGCGTGCATCGTCACCCAAGAGGGCGACCAGATCACGGTGGACGAGACGCACCCTGCGTACCCGCGGGCCAAGTCGGGCCTGGGCGACATGGTGGCCGCCGGGCTGTCAGCTGTGGGCGTCACGAAGGAACGAGCCCAGGCGGTCGCCACCGCCGTAGGCGTGAAGGACTGCGGGTGCAAGAAGCGGCAAGAGCGGCTCAACCAGTTGGGCCGCAAGTTCGGCATCGGTTGACAAATCCCCCACACTGACGGGCGAAAGGACGACGCCCGTGGCTGAAGACCATCACGTCACCATCGACGGCAAGCGGTGGCTGCTGAGGTTCACCCGGCTCAAGGGCGACGCCGCTGGGTGGACCTACTTCGACAACTCAGCCCGGCCCCGGATCCTGATTGACGAGCGGCTGAGGGCTGGCCCCCGCATGGAGACCATCGTGCATGAGCTGCTGCACGCCAGCCTCGGCCCCAGCATCAGCGAGGAGGCCGTCACGGAGGCGGCCCGCGTCATCCGGCGGACGCTGTGGAACCTTGGATACAGGGAGGTAGCCGGTGGCAAGTGACCCCATCACGGACATGGCTAGGAAGTTGGCACGGTCACACCCCGACGCGCCTTCTCGGACGCTCGCCAAGCGGCTGGTGAAGGAGTGCAACGGGGCCATCACG